TTAGAAGTTCAGCCTGATTTTGAATTAGTATGTTGGGACTTTGTATCTAATCCATCTACACATGGAGCATTTATGAATCCAATTGCATTACAGGAAGGAAAAGTTAAGGTATCTAAATATCAAAACCTAGATTCTGTAATCAACGACATATTAAGAGCATAATGCAATTAGCAGACATTTTATTAGAAAGCGAAGAAAAGCAAATGGCAGCACAGCTAAAAGCTGCATTTGATGCTGAACTAAAAGACGGAGAGATAAACGAACTATTAGATCCAGTATCTATATTAGGTTGGGCATTAACCGCTAATACTGTTTTAGATGTATTAGGTAAGTATGCAGCTAAAACATTACGAAAAATGAATCTTAATAAAGCAGCAGATAAAGCTGATGCTATACATAAATGGGCACATCATAATGAAACAGCTGTAATTAATGTAGTTGCTACTGTTATCAAACCTTTCGTAAAAGATCCAGTTAAAAGAGATGCTATAGCAAAAGGTTTATTTATTGCACTACTTGCTGCATTTGGTCTACAGGCCGGAATAGGAGCTCTTAGAGCTATTAGAGGTGCTAATGTAGGTTCTGCAGCATTGTCAATGACTAAGACTGCACTTAAAGGAAGAGATATAGCAGTAGTCGGCAAACAAATTCTTAAAGCTGTATAGGTTTTTTGTAAATTGTATATATTTATATAAACAATACGCAATCCTTATATTGCGTGATAACAAATTATAACTTCACATAACGATTAATAATAATCGTTCGAACTCACAAATTTTTTTAAAATGGCAAACAAAGATTTATTCAAGCAAGCTATTGCTGAAGCTAAGTCTGTAAGAGAAGCCGCTATTGCTAACGCTAAAGAAGCCTTAGAAGAGACTTTAACACCTCATCTTAAAGACATGTTAGCTGCTAAACTACAAGAAATGGACGCTAAGTCTGATGAAGTAGAAGAAGTAGTTAATGAAGTCGAAGAGGAAGTTGAAGAAGCTCATTCTAAAGACGACAAAGACGAAGCAATAGAGGAAGACTTTACAGAAGCTGAAGAAGTAGAAGACGCTGAAGAAGCAGAGGATGACTCAGAACAATCTGATGACGATGCGGAAGTAGAAATCGACGCACATTCAGAAGAAGAGGAAATTGACGGCGACGAAGATATTAGTAAACTATCTGTTGACCAATTCAAAGATATGATCAAAGACATAATTGCTCAAGAAGTAGGCGGAAACGCTGCTGCTGACGATATGGATGCTGGTGATATTGAAGGAATGGGAGATGAGATGGATGCTGAAATCGAAGACGTACCTGCAATTGATGCTCCTGAAGAGGAAGGCGAAGAAATCGACTTAGACGAACTTATCCGTGAATTAGACGCTATATCAGAATCTGATAAAGACGAAAAGGAAATGGAAGAAGGTAAAAAAGAGGACGATATGGACGAAGCTACTGATAAAGTAGAAGAAGACACATCAGTTCAAATTAATGCAGAATCTGACGGTTCAGACTACAATATTAATAGAGTAGCTGACCTTAAAGAGGCATTAAGTACTATTGAAACTCTTAAAAAAGAACTTAATGAAGTAAACATTCTAAATGCTAAATTACTTTATGTAAATAAGATCTTTAAAGCTAATAACCTTAGCGAGTCTCAAAAAGTTAACGTAATAGCTGCATTCGATAAAGCTGAAACCGTAAAAGAGGTTAAGTTAGTATTCGAAACAGTAGTAGACAACGTTGGAACTAAAAAAGAGACAACAATTAAGGAACACAAAGGATCTGCAAGTAAAGCAACTGGAACTACAGCTAGTAAACCAGAAGTAATCGCAGAGGTATCTAATGCTGTTCTTAGAATGCAAAAATTAGCTGGAATTATAAAATAAATTAACTTAAAACAAATTTTTAAATCATGGAAATTAATTCATTATTAGAAAGTGCTAACGGATATAAAAGCTTACAAGCTGATTCTGATAGACTTGCTGCTAAATGGTCTCAATCAGGATTGCTAGAAGGTTTGGATGAAAAGGGAACTGCTAACATGGCAATGATCCTTGAAAACCAAGCTAAGCAAATCGTAGCTGAGGCTAACACTAACAACGTTGGTGGAGCTAGTCACGGAGGAGGAGCTGGAGAGCAATGGGCCGGTGTAGCACTTCCATTAGTAAGAAAGGTATTTTCTCAAATCGTTGCACAAGATTTCGTATCTGTACAACCAATGAGTTTACCTTCAGGTCTAGTATTTTACCTAGACTTTAAATACGGAGACGCTAACGGAGGAAGATCTGACGGCGAGAACATGTACGGTAACGTAACAGAAGGTGCAACTAAAATGGCTAAAGACACTGATCCTTCAGGAGGTCTTTACGGTGCAGGACAGTTTGGTTATTCAATCAAAGGACAAGAGATTTCAAATGCAACAGCTGCTTCAGCTACTGCTTCTCTTGCTCAAGTTGGATACGATGCTGACAAAACACCAGCTAACTTTAGAGCATTAACTGTACCGGTATCTGCTTCTTTAAATGCAGATTTAAAAGGTGCACGTTCATTTAGAATCTTCTCTGGTTCTACAAACATTACTAACTACCCAGAACTTACTACAGTAAGTGGTAACGATGTAACTTTCATAGTTGCAGCATCTGACGTAGAAGCTGGATATGCAGGAGGAACTGAAAAAGTTGCTTACTCTGTACAGCCAGTAGAAAATGATAGAGGTGACTTTGAAGCGGCTTCTTCAAGAGCTGTTGAAAACTTAGCTATTCCAGAAATCGACGTGAAACTTCAATCTGAAGCAATCGTTGCTAAAACTAGAAAGTTAAAAGCTCAATGGACTCCAGAATTTGCTCAAGACCTTAACGCTTATCATTCAATTGATGCTGAAGCAGAATTAACATCTTTATTATCTGAATATATCTCTATGGAGATCGATTTAGAGATCTTAGATATGTTAATCTTAGACGCTAACACAACTGAAAAGTGGTCTGCAGAAAACAATAAAGTATGGGGTGGTTCTGCATGGGATACTTCAACTTCTGATTTCTACAATACTCAAGGACAGTGGTTCCAAACTTTAGGAACTAAAATCCAAAAAGTATCTAACAAGATTCACCAGAAAACATTAAGAGGTGGTGCAAACTTCCTAGTATGTTCTCCAAGTGTTGCTACAATCCTAGAATCTATTCCTGGATATGCTGCAGCTACAAACGGTGATCAAGATCAGTTCGCAATGGGCGTACAAAAAGTTGGTGCATTAAACAACAGATTCCAAGTTTATAAGAATCCTTACATGACTGAAAATACAATCCTTATGGGTTATAGAGGAAGTCAATTCTTAGAAGCAGGTGCTGTATATGCTCCTTACGTACCATTAATGATGACTCCTTTAGTATACGATCCAGAATCTTTCACTCCAAGAAAAGGTTTAATGACTCGTTACGCTAAGAAGATGATCAGACCAGAATTCTACGGAAAAATCTTTATCTCTGACTTAAATCAGATCTAAGAAATTCTTTTAGAATAATATTAAGAGAGGCCTTCGGGCCTCTTTTTTTTTGTCTATTTATAGGTATATAAACTTAATCAAGTTATTTATGGCGAGCAAACCACACACCGACACGGTGTACGTTGAAAAAAGACGACCCAAAAGACCAATTAAATTTAAGGTCCAGTTAAATGAAGAACAAAAAATAGCAAAAGATCTTATTATTAACAATCCAATCACTGTACTTAGAGGTATGGCTGGTTCGGGTAAGACATTACTAGCTGCTCAAGTTGGATTAGATATGTTATTTACTAAGAAGGTAGATAAAGTAATTATATCAAGACCAACCGTATCTAAAGAAGATATAGGATTCTTACCAGGAGATATTAGAGAAAAAATGGATCCTTGGTTAGCACCTATCTATCATAATCTATTCATGTTGTATGATGAAGTTAAGGTACGCAAAGAATTAGACGAAGGACGTATTGAAATTGTCCCTTTTGCTTTTATGAGAGGTAGAACATTTGTTGATGCTTTTATTATAGTAGATGAAGCTCAGAATGTATCTCATGGACAGATGGAAACAGTAATAGGAAGATTAGGAAAAAATTCTAAGATGGTTATCTGTGGAGATATGGCACAAATAGACCTAAGAGACAAGAGAGATACTGGATTTTCGTTCTTAAGTAGACTAGAAGAACAGGTAGAAGGATTTAAAGTACATCAGTTAGAAAGAAACCATAGGCATGAAATAGTAACCCCTATCTTAGAGGTATATAAAACCTTCAGAGATTAGTTACTATTTATTATAAACTCAATTTAGATGGCTAATATACAAACATGGAACGGTACTGCTACTTTTAGCGCTGGAATGACTCCTTTTGGTTTCTACGACAGTGATACTGAGTTCCAAACAGATATTATAAAGGTAGCTAAGTACTGTGGACAGAGATTAGGATACCCATTGATGGACGTTGAATTACAGTCAGGTTCATTCTTTGCCTGCTTTGAAGAAGCTATAACTACATATGGTAATGAAATATTTACTTACAAGATAAGAGAAAATTACTTAAACTTAGAAGGTGCTTCTACAGGAAGTGCAATGAATAACCAATTAACTGACCCTACTTTAAACCGTATTGTTCAAATATCACAACATTATGGTACTGAAGCAGGAGTTGGAGGTAATGTTACTAAGTATTCTGGTTCTATAGCAATAACTGGTTCTCAACAGAACTATAATTTAGATGCTTGGGCAGAAAACGAAGGAATAACAGGAAGTATAGAAGTAAGAAGAGTATTTTATGAATCTCCTCCAGCAATACAAAGGTATTTTGACCCTTATGCAGGAACTGGTACAGGAGTACAGTCTTTAATGAGTAGTTTTGGATTCGGAGCAATGAGTCCCGGTATTAACTTTATGATGATGCCAACATCTTACGATGTTCAGTTAATTCAAGCAATAGAATTTAACGATCAAATAAGAAAATCAGCATATACTTTCGAATTAATTAACAATAACTTAAAAGTATTCCCAGTACCTTCTAGATCAGGTAGTTTATGGTTTGAATACTACAAACAAGAGGATAAAAGTAAGATAAACTACAACAATGCTACTAACCTTATTACTAATGTAGCAGAAGTACCTTATGAGAACCCTCAATACCGTCATATTAATAGCGTAGGACGTCAATGGATATTTAGATACACGTTAGCACTAGCAAAAGAAATACTAGCTTACATTAGAGGTAAGTATCAAGTAGTTCCTGTACCGGGTTCTGAGGCAACTCTTAACCAAGCAGATCTTTTAGCTGATGCTAGAACAGAGAAAATAGAGTTAATGACCAGTTTAAGAGAGATGTTAGATCAAACAGGAAGATCAGCACAGTTAGAAGCACAAGCTAAAGAAGCAGAAGATGTTCAAAATACTCTAAAATCAATTCCAATGACTATACACGTAGGTTAATGAAGTTATCAGATATAATATTAGAGATACAGTATAAGACTTTCGAAGCAATGGCTAAATTTACCTTTGCTGAAGATGGACCTAAGGGATACGCCGATGCTATAAGAGCATTACCCGGTGTAACAACAGTAACTGTAGCTAGTGAAGATCAAGATACACGTTCAGCAACGTATAAAATAAAGATAATCAGTCAAAAAGAACCTATAGAGGCGTTTGACTCACTAATATCCAATGCTAAAGCTAAATATAGTGATATAATTAAAGCTGAAGTAGGGGAACAAACAATAGAAGAGAAGTAATGTTATTCGGATCAGGAAGAGACTTTGATTTACTCGTTAATATTAACCGAGAACTTGTTCATGACTTAATTGAACAGGAAATACTGTATCATAAACTCAGTTTAGAAGATACAGAGGTTAATTTGTATGGAGAATCATTAGCTAAGTCATTCTGGAATGCTGTTAAGTTAAATTGTTTGATTACTAGAGGTGATCAAGTAGTAGATATATCAGAATTCGGACCAGATCTAGGTAGAACAGCTTCTTTTGCTATGATAAGAAGAGATTTGCAAGATGTAAGTATACTTCCTGAGGTAGGGGATATAGTTCAATGGCAAAACGACTTCTACGAGGTAGATACTGTTAGAGAGAACAGTTTATTCCTTGGAAGAGATAATAATTACAATTTAACCAGCTATGGAAGCTCATATGGCGGGTCTTTATCTATTATTTTAGATACTCACCTTACTAGAGCTGATAGAGTTGGTATATCAGAGGTAAGATAGTAGATATGGCAGGAAATAAACCAGATATTAAAGCAAACGAGACTAATCTACAAAGTAGAGAGCTTCAGACTACTAGATCTAATGATAATGTACAGAACTATAATGTAGGCATTAAGGATATAGATGAATCTATCTTTTATTACTTTAATGAAGTATTAAAACCACAAGTAACTCAGAACGGTAAACAGATAAACGTTCCGTTGGTATATGCTTCTCCTGAAAGATGGGCAGCAATGCAGAAAGATGGGTATTACCGTGATAAGAACGGTAAGATGCAAGCACCTTTAATTACTTTTAGAAGAGATAGCTTAGAAAAGAATAGACAGTTAGGAAATAAGCTTGATGGTAACAATCCTCACAACTTTGGAGTGTTTGAAAAGAAGTTTTCTAAGAATAACGTATACGATAAATTCGGTATACTTAACAATAGAGTACCAGAAAAAGAGTACTATGCTGTTGCTATACCTGATTATGTTAATATTGTATATACCTGTATAGTATTTACGGACTATATGGAACAAAATAATAAGATTATAGAAGGAGTGAATTTTGCTTCTGATTCTTACTGGGGAGACCCTTCTAAATTTAGGTTTAGAGCTATGATAGATAACTATACGACATCAACTGAATTAGTTCAAGGCAATGAACGTATGGTAAAAACAGAATTTAGTATTAACTTATTAGGTCATATAGTTACAGATACTGTAAATGCACTGCCTTTTAATACGAAGAAATACTCCAGTAAAACAAATTTAAAATTTACTGGTGAAATTGCAAAGAAGTAGTAGTTTTTTGGCTATTTATTTAAAGAAGCAATAATTTAAAGGTTTTTTAGAGCATAATAGAAGAGTAAAAGAGACCTATGTCAAAATTTGTAAGTGAATTATCAGGTTCACTAATATTTAGATCAGCAAGCGTACAGCAAGCATCGATAGTACCGTTAGCTAATGCTATAGGCTTAACTGGTTCTCTAAATATAAGTGGTTCCAAACTAACCTTCAACGGTTCAGATATCATACAGCGTATAAGTAATCTGGAAGCCGGTGGATCAGGTGGTGGTTCTTTAGGTCCTTTAAATACTCACTCTCAATCTCTAAATGACTTTACTCAATCATACAATGTAGCATCTGCTAGCTTTGATACTAGACTAGATACTGCAGAAACTTCGGCTACTACTCAAGATAGCTTAATTTCAGCTTTACTGAGCAACACTAGCTCGTACTTTACATCATCACAGCAATTAACAGATAGAGGTTTTTTAACCTCATCCAACTCTTCTATTGTATCTTCATCTGCTCAAATTGCAACATTCGGATTTTTAACGTCAGCTAGTGTCTCAGTACCTGCTGGTACCGTATCAAGTTCAGCTCAAATAACCACTTTAGGTTATATTACTGGATCACCAGACGGTACTATTAGTAGTTCAACACAATTAGAAGCTTTAGGCTTTTCTACCGACGATGTAGGTGTATTTATACAGACTGGATCCTATTATGCTACATCAAATGACTTACAAGTTAGTGGGTCATTAAGAGTTAGCGGTTCAATAGCTGCTTCTTCCTTTACTTCTACAGATATTACAGGTCAACCGACACTGTCTTCTAATAGTAACTTAATTTTAAGTGCTTCTGATGCAGTAATAATTCAAAATGCGTTATTAAGACCAGGAAGATTTGGGAATAGCGGTACAGGTTCATTATCATCAGTAGATGGTGATATAATGTATAACTCTTCTTCGAATCAACTAGTAGTTTATTCAGGAAGTGCTTGGCATAACCTATTAGATAGTAGTACTTCAATATCTGCTTCTTCTCATGCTCAAAGAGTAGCAATATCTGCTTCTTTAGCAACAACTATTGGAGGATTAGATGCATCAGGCTTTGCTACTGATACAGAGTTAAGCAATTTAAGTGCTTCAGCACATGTAGCAAGATTAAATATAACAGCTTCTGCAGTAGATACAGGGAGTCTTGTAACTACAGCAAGCTTTAATTCATATACATCATCATACTCATCATCAGTTAAGGTATATAACGACCAAACTAATGCAGCTTTAAGCTCATCAGTAGATGCTCACCTAGATGCTAATATAACTGCATTAAGTCAATCAGCTAGAATCGCTAGATTGCAGATAACAGGTAGCGGAGGTGGATCTGTATCATTTGACGGTAATAGAGTAGTATCAAATACAAATTTACCTTCTGGAGTATTCAATGCTAACTTTGGAACAACAGGAAGTATACAAGATTTCTTATCAGCAGTATTTTTCCCTAATACTTCACCAAGTATATCAACAGGTAATCAAATACAGGCTGAATTTATAGCATCTGGATCAACTATTACAACTTTAGCTGGATCTGATGCAGAAGGGCAACCAATATCATGGTCAATGGGAGCATCTTATACAGATGACTTTGTTAGAACATCAACAGCAGGAGTATTAAAGTGGAATACTTTAGCTACTGCTTCAATGAATACAGCAGATAGAGGTGACGGTACATTAGCACACCCAGTAGCAGTAACAGCAACAGATTCTTTTGCAGGAGCTACTACTAAAACAATATACATTAGAGTAACACCTAATGAAGCACCAGTTTGGAGAGAGACTTCAGTTGGAGGTAACATAATTACATCCTATACAACCACAGTATCTGAAGCTAATCCAGCAGGAGAGATAGTAAAACTATATTATACAGATCCAGAAAGCGATAGTATAACAATCACTTCATCATCTCATGATTCTGGTCACTTTAGTATTACAGACGGAGGAACTTATGTATCGATTGCACAAGTACCTTCTTTATTAGATTACGAAACAAGAACACAGTATGTATTTACTGCAAGTATACAAGATGAGCATTTTGGAGCAGGAGATGTAGATTCAATTACTCATATACCTATTACTATTAATGTAAGTGATAATGCTTCACCTACATTGAATAATCAATCTATATCAGGATTAAATGAAAATAGTTCAGATGGTACTGGAGCAGGATCTATTACAGCAACAGATAGTGAAAGTAATACATTAACTTTTTCTAACTTTACTTTAGCAGGATTAGAACTAGACGGAAGCACGGTTAGTACAGGTAGTTACTCAGGAGGTTCACAATTAACTGATCCACATGAAGATGCATTCCAAATGTCTTCAGCAGGAGTTGTTACAAGAAAAGCAGGAGTATTCCTAAACAGTGATTTAATTAACTCATACATATATTCAGCATCAGTTAAAGATGCTTACAATACTAATGTATCAGCAGCAATAACAATTCCAGTATCAGACGATACTGCACCATCTATTTCTACCAACGGTACTTTTTATATAATAGAAAGTTCTACTAACGGTACAAACATTACAACAGTAGCATCAGGTATTCCTGGTACTCAAGCAGACTTTAATGCTAATCAATCTGTATCATGGACAGTTAATCCAACTTCTAAGTTCTCTATAGATTCAAATGGTAGTATATCATTAAATTATGATATATCAGGATCAAGTGAAACAGGAGGAGACGTATTAGCAGGATCAGTAACAGCATCTAATGCTTTTGCAACTACTACTTCTCAAACATTTAACGTTAACGTAACTAATAATGCAGGACCAACAATGAGTCCTACAGTACAGTCAGCTAACTTAAATACAAATGGAGCAAGCAGTGGTTCTGCTTTATATACAATATCATTCTCAGATCCAGAAGGAGATGCTATAGACTTAACAGGGTTTAACTTTACTACTTCTGATGCTAGAGTTATAGCAACTATAATAGGAGGAGAAATTAAAATAGCACCTAATACAAATTTACCTGCCGGTACTTATTACTGGACAGGGTCTATTGCCGATGCAAATGGATTTGAAACTACATCAGTCTCTCAATCATTCACAATTGCACAAGCTGATGACGGAACATTAACTACAAATGGAACATTTTACATTATTGAATCTGGAGAGAGCGGGTCTAATATTGTTACTAATAGTAATGGTAGATCAGGCACTCAAGGATCATTAGGAGTAACTTACTCTCCTAACTATAACTCAGCTGCTTATAACTCAATATCATCATCCAATCATAGAATTGTAGTTGATGGAAGCGGAGATTTAACATTAGGACAAAATATAAGCGGATCATTTAATTCAGGCGATTCAATTACGTCTACAATTAACTGGTCAGATCAATACGGTAATACAGATACTGATACTATTTCAGTTAATGTAACTTTAAATGCATCACCAAGTGCATCATTTACAAATACAACAGGTAACTATAATACTAATGAAGCTGTATCTCAAAGCAGTATGGCAGCATTTACTATTTCAGACACTGAATCAGATACTCCTTATACAGCAAGTTTAAGTGGTACTGATGCTAGTAAATTAAATCTTATACCTGGTAATATTGCTTCTTCATCTTTTACAATTCAAGCAGTTGAACAATTAGTTACTCAATCATATAACTATAATGTAGTTATTAGAGATAACTTTGGTAAACAAACTGATTATAATGGAAGATCATTTACAATTGCTGCAGCTAATACTGGAACAATGTCAACTAACGGTACATTCTATGTAATAGAAAGTGCTATAGGAGGAAACAATATTGTAACCAACTCAAATGGTAGAACTGGAACACAAGCTGACCTATCAGTATCTTATGATTCAAGTCAAGGTAATCCTTCAGTTCAATCATTTACATCATCTAATGCTTTAATAGCAGTAAATAATAGTGGTAATCTAACAGTAGGAAATCCAATATCTGGATCAGGTAACTTAAATGGTTCAACTATTAATTCAAACATTACATTTACAGACAACTTTGGTAATGTAGGTTCAGGAAGTATATCAGTTAATATAACTGAAAATACTGCTCCTGATATTATATTTTCAAATACATCTGGTAACCTAAATACCAATTTAGCTCGTTCAGGGTCGACATTAACTACAATATCATTCTCAGATACTGAGAGTAATACTATATTGTATGATAATTTCGTAGGAGCTGAATCTGCTGGGTTAAACTTTAAGAGATCGGGCAATACTTTCTTAGTACAGCCGACAGGTAGTTTAGCAGCAGGTTCCTTTACAATATCTGGTTCAATAACAGATAGTCATGGATTTAGTACTAACACTGAAGCACATACATTTAATATTGCTCAAGCTGATAATGGTACTTTAACTAAGAATGGTACATTCTATATTATAGAGAGTGCAGTAAGTGGAGCAGAAGTTGTTACTAACTCAAACGGTAGAACAGGAACACAAGCAGATTTAGGAGTAAGTTACTCACCTAATTATGGGTCAGCAGCATTTACAACTATATCATCATCAAATCATCAAATTGTAGTTGATAGCACTGGAGGATTAGAATCTTCAATAGCTATTAATCCAACATACTCATCAGGCGGTACTATATCAACAACGATCTATTGGGAAGATCAATATGGTAATACTGATAACGAAGCAATAAGCATTAATGTTCAAGCAAATCAATCACCTACAGTAGCATCATTTACTGATGTAACAAGCAATTGGACAGCTTCTAATGCTCAAGGTACTGACTTAGTAACATTTACTATCTCAGATACAGAATCAAACACACCTTACTCAGTTACTTTAACCGGAGCTGAATCAAGTGAATTACAAGTAAATTATCTAAACGCAGATTCTTCATCTATAGCAATAGAAGCAGCATCAACAACGACAGCTGGGACTAAAAACTATAATGTAAGAGTAACAGATAATTTTGGTAAACAAACAGACTATACTGGAAGGACAATAACTATAGCTTCTCAACCATTCTCAGTTTATGGGTACGGAATCAATTGGGCAGCTAATCCATCATCACAAGCACAGATGATAGCAACTGCTGGAGATGTAGGAGGAGATGGAGTAGGAATAGCTGCAGGTTCAGTAATATCAGAACTACAGTCTGGTTCATTAGGTAGTACATATACTACTACTTATGGAGCTGCAGCGACTGTAACAAAATATTTATCTAGTTCAACATTAACAACACTAGATGATAATAACGGAGGAAATGGAGTATCTAGTTTAGGGTACTTTAATTTCAGTGGAACAGCACAACACGTATTAATAGTATTTCCATCAGCATCATCATTAGCAGGTAAGCCTGCTTCAATGTATGACGGTGTACCACCAGATAGTTCTGGTACTGACAATGAATTCTATTTATACGCAAAAGATGCTTCCATACCGGGGACATTAGGATCAGGTGTATACTATTTCGATACTGAAAATCCTGTAGAAGGACATTCAAGATGGGGTATGATATATGCTGAAGGAAAAAATACAAATAACTCGAGAGCTTTCTTGATGCCGGATTCGGCGTCAGCTCCATAATAGATAACTATGGCTACAACTGCTGGTGATATTTATGTAAGGTCGGGTAATACCGGCGCCTTTACCGAGGCCAAATACGTTCAAGGTGGATGGATAACAGTCCCTTCTGGGAGTGATATGCATAACCTAGACGAATCTCGTGTAGCTGAAGGTCAAGTTGTATACGTACAAAATACAGACCAGACTTATATAGTATCTAAATTCGAAGCATTTGTTACTCCAGGGTATAGTGGATTTGTAAACTCAAGATCATTCGCATCATTTAACTTTAGTAGTGGTGGCGGTGGAGGAGGTTCTTCTACTGTAGGAGGTTTAACCGATGTTGCTACCGGATCATTAAGTAACGGACAGGTACTGCAATGGAATTCTTCTACCAGTAAATGGGAAGCAAGTAACGTATCTGGAACAGGAGATATAACAGCCGTATATGCCGGAGAAGGTTTAAGTGGAGGAGGAACAGCAGGCTCTACAGTATTAGATATAGGAGCAGGCGACGGTATATCTGTAGCAGAAGATTCAATAAGTGTTAATACAGGTTCTACTCACTTCATTAATGGAGTAATTAACCAAAATGTATTTCAAGAAACAGGATCAGTATATAATACGACTAATGCAATCGGAGTCACCGGTTCATTAA